TTTTTTTTTCTCTCGCTGATGTGTTCACGTTATGGTCCGCTATTCACACCAAGTGGCTTGTCGTTGTCACTCAAATATCGTGGGCGATAAGAGCCTCAATGGCCTCTCCCCCTATCATCTGAGCCCGGGGTGGGTGTTTAGAGTGTGGTTTCCCTTTCTTATCAACATAAGTGTACTGGTCAAGCCAGCCCATTGCACCGGAAGCCACACGCCCATACGCGTCCATGAGATCCTCGAACCCGATCCCATAGACATCCCGGAGATAATCGGAGAAAGAATCCAGATCCAACACATCTGAATTCTTAACCTTATCCACGATGTTTTCGACACCGCCCATTTCGTTCATCTTAGTCAGACGGACATCGAAATGGGGTTTCGCGCTCATACTCTGAGCCGTCTCCAACAGCAAGTCCTTCAAACCGGGCACGAACCTGTGCTCATACGCGGCCGAGTAATACTTCCCGGCCATGTAATCCCTGTCACCAACTTGCGTGTTCTGGTTAGCACGCAAATTGATCTTTGCAAGCACGCGCCCAAACTGGGGAACGGGACGAGTTCTCATCTTATCGCTCACATAACGCTTCCTATAGAAGGTGCCATGATGACGGGTGGGTGGGACAACGACCTTGGCTTCCATGCCAACCTGTGGCACGACAACCTGTATCGCTTTTTCCATATCCTTGACCCCTCCATCCGTGTAGAGCCCCATGAAATCGTCCCCGCCATGTATATGCGTGCTCTTTTTTATCCCGGCTAGCAAAGCAGAAGCTAACAACAGGACGCTACCAACATAAGAGTTCCCTGTGGTGGTGGTGGTCTCCCCAGACCACCGCTGCCCATAGACAGTGGCCTCGATCCCATATCGAGTCCACACACGAACGCTTGTGTTGCGAGCGAACTCACGCACAAACCATGCCGGAGCCCCATGCTTCGCATAGAACATTGCCTCGCGACGGCGAAATTCCACACTCTGTGACCCATCGTTATTGGCAAAGTCGCTTTCCAAAATCTCGCCCGGGGCCGCATGAATCACATCTCCCAGCTCCTCACCAGACTTGCCGCACGCGAATACGACAACATTGCCTGTATTGAGGGGGTTTTCATGGCTGAGAGATATTTTCATACGACGTTGGAGTTCCATCACAACGCAGCCTGTCAGGAAATTGTACATATCTGTACCCTGATAGACTATACGTGGCTGAGCCCCGTGGTC